AAAGAATGTTGCGCGCAATAAAGTTACGTGAAAACTGCTAACTACGCAATATTATTCATATCTCGGACCTCATAATTCTGCATAAAGAGTGCAATATCAATGCCTTGCGTCACGGTGCGCGCTTTCGGGCACGATTTCGCGTGAACAAAACGTGAACGGGACCGGCCATGGGCCACCCGGCACGCGCTTGCGCATTGTATACCAGAGATACATAAAATCTTAAAAATCGATTTTGTTAACTCTGTCAATCGAAATCTTTAAAGTATCTCTGCCTATTTTTTAGGCACACTTTTCATGTATCTGAAATTTATTTTCGCTGTAATTTGAATTCGTTAATAAAGGATGCGGCTAAAAACTTTATTAGCTGGCGGGGCTATTATAGTATCTATTATAACGATGTTTATAACTACAGCTATAGTACCATAAAAAAAAAACGATAACGTACTGTTTTGTACGTTATCGCTATGGTATAATAATACTGTTATAATCTCTATATAGCATCTGTTATAAAAGCTTCATATAACACTTCTATAAAGGTTCTATATAAGTACTACATATAGTATTTTTTTATAGTAATTCTATATAATACCTATATATAGTACCTATATAAGTATCTTATAAGAGTATTCTATATAAGCTATATATAGTATATTCTATATAGGTATTATATAAGAAGGTCCGGGTAAGTAAGGACTTTAGTTATACTCATAGAAATAGGTTTGTAAAGAGAAATCTTACAAGAAAGAAAAAGCCTATGGAAGTAAGAAAACCATAGACAACTTTATAAACATGTACTATAATAGGGACAAGTAAGAAAAAAGAACGAGCGAAGCGAGTAAATCTGTAGGAACAGGAACTGTGTCTTGTATCCGGAACGGGTTAAGTCGTTCTAAACATATACTATAATAAGGGACTTTTTCGGACAAAGTCAAGACCAAGCTACGCATCTGTAGGTCTCTGTAGGGTCAACCCCCAGCCCCCTTAGAGCCTTGTAATAAATCACTAAAAGGCCGAAAGGAGCCTCTAATGCACACTAACACTCCTCCAAAACTCTCCGACTTCCTCGAAGTCCGCATAGGACACGAAACCTGGAAACTAAACTGGGTCCCCTCAAACACCCTTCCAGACTGTGAAGGCTTTTGCGAGTACCCTCACAGATCGCTCACGTTGGCCAAGGATCGCCAAGTCACTTCTCGGGCAGGTACGGCCATCCACGAACTACTTCACGCTCTGTGGGCCTCCTGGAACCTCCCAGAGGCAAATGAGGAGTTGGTGGTGAGTACACTGAGCAACGGCCTGGCAAGTCTGATTCAGGACAATCCGAAACTCTTTGAGACGATCCTCAAGGACCTTCGTCGTGACGCCTGAGGACGAAGTCTTAGGGGTTCTCTGGGATTCCTTGGCGGCTGCTATCAGGGAGGTTCAGGGTTTGTGTGTACACGATCCAGTATCCAAGTCGGCTGCCCCTATGGCACCCTTCGAGGATTGGAAGGACCAGACTAAGGTTACTATGCTGAGGGATGTGGTCTTCAGACGCTGGCGAAGTGCTTTAGGCGCTCCACTTAACTAATTGACAAAACACAGGGAGTTAGTATAACTTATGGCTAATGTAGATGTTAACGGTACCCTTGAGAAAACGTACAAGCTTCTGCTTAAGAATCAAGGCAGAACTATAGACCCTGCGGACCTGCCGCATTCGAGTGTGTTTTATATTCGAGAGGCGTTATCTAACCGGCACGGTACGAATTACCTTCTTGAACATGTACAGATTTCTCTGTGGCTTGAAGGGTTCTTGCCAAGGGATTGTGTGAAGCGTATACCTGACTGGTATATCAAGGATTACATGAAAGGTATTAAACCTGACATGAAAGCCTTGACAGAGCATGTTGGTATGCTATATAGTAGCCGAGTTACGTCCGATATGAGTGTTTCCTGGAAAGTCAGTAAGTGATTTCGATATATAACAACACATGGCTGACTGTTGCTTTTAGCAGAGCCTGCGAAGACCTTGCAAAGGAATTGAATGACCGTCCCTATTAATCCCCTATACATTGACATCCCTAACATTGGTACTGCCCGTGTCTATGTGGATATCAATGGCGATCAGTACGGTAAGATGTCAGCCACCTGGTTTCAGGTTGACTTTCGGGCTGTTGGAAACCTTGAGTGGACTACTATCGATGAAACAGAGACGCTTGCTAAGATGGGTGGGTGGCCTAGTTTCCCTGAGTTCCTCGAAAATGTATTGAAGAATTCTGGTGTTACTGGCTACCCACCGCTCGGGGATTATCTCTCGAACACTGCTGCGTTTGTCCAGTGGTTCCTGAACAAGCCTCGCGTTGAAATAGACGCTATGCTGGCGAAGTGGAAGAAAGATATCTTGCTTCCATGGCTTGGTAAGTATCTCACAGAAGTTCTCCGCCCTGTTATGGGTGCTGTCAGTACGCCGACAGGCACCTACGCAAATGCTTACGAAGCCATTAATGCACAGATACCAGGAGCAAAGGTAACTATATCGAACGGTGTGGTTACGCTGTCCTGATCTATGTCAGGTATAGAACGTAAGTGCGCCCGTTGTGATTCTACGTTTGTGCCACATGCACCGCATCATATGTTTTGCGGCAACGCCTGTAGAAACATGTACAACAGGTCTGCGACATGGTTAGGATACTTTAAATCCCTTATCAGCAAGGGACCGGCGCGTAAGAAGCTTTCTGCCAGTAAGTTGGTAAGTCTTTTAGAGGCGCAGAAAGGTTTGTGTGCTCTGTCTGGTATAGAACTGACGCGTATACATGGACGAGGTGTTGTGAATACCAACGCCTCCCTTGATCGTATCGTACCTGGCGGGCCTTATGTTATGAAGAATATACGCATTGTTTGTACTTTCGTCAATTCTTTTAGAGGTGCTGTGTCTGATAACGAACTGGTGTGGTGGTGTCAGAACATAGTGAAGCACAATGGCAGTACGTGATTACAAGCATGAGTACGAGAAGTTTCAATCGTCGCCCCTTGCTAAGAAGCGCAGGGCGATGCGTAATAAGGCCCGCAGATTGCTTATGCGTATGGGACGGGTCCATAAAGGCGATCATAGGGATGTTGACCATGTCGTAGCTAACCGTGGAGGAAAGCTTAATAGTCGTTTGAGTAACCTTCGAGTTACTTCGGAACATTTTAACAGAGGTCGAAACAACAATTAAATGGAGGTATTTATGGCTAAGAAGAAAGCTAAAGCTGGTAAGAAAGGAATGTGCTAATGGGCGAACGTAAACCTAACGATCTGGGGTCTCATGGAAAAATCTATGAGGTTCCACAGCATGTAGCAGGCGATCCGCCTGAAGGTACTTCACTTTCTGAAATCGGTCGGCAACCTGCTCCGTTGAATTACGGGACTGGTGCTACCCCGGCCCTTACTAAGGATTACGGAAAATAAACCTTCCAGTTAAATCTAAAGAGATAAAGACAATAAGTGATTGCACGCCTCAACAGCGTGCTTTCATTTCTGCGCTTTGTTCTCATGAAATATCTGAGGTTCCTAAAAAGAACCGTTTCAGATGGGCCGCTACGCAGGCTAAGTACGCCAGCAACACTGCTATAAGTCAGATCATCGCACCTATTCAACATATCATAACGGATGCGGCACAAGGTGTTATGATGGCAGCTTCTATTGAGGCTGCTTGGCTTATGCGAGAATCCCTTGACGGCGACATAGACGCCAATCAGAAAACTAGGATAATGGCCGCGCAGGATATCCTAGACCGATCAATCGGCAAGAAGTCCGATCAGGCAGGACGAGACGCCCGTCAGCCTCCTGTGGCGATACTCATACTTCCGGCAAAAGAAGTTAGGCAAATAGACCTTGGAACAATTGAAAACGTATCTACCTCTGGCGCGGAGTAGCGACAAGGGTACAGTTCCTTGGGGCTACACAGCCGATCCAGTTGACAAGCTACTCCTTCATCCAGACATTAAAAAACTTGAAGCCCTTGAGAAAGCTTTCGACTATCTCGACAATGGTGCTTCGTTAGGTAAGACAGCTGCGTGGGTTGAGCAGCAGTGTGGTCATAGTATCAGTACGGTTGCGCTTAAGAAGAAATACGACAGCGATCCTACGAGAGAAGAGGGCCATAAGAAACGGCAAAAACTCATTGCTAATTACCGAGATAATAACATCAACCGTAAAGGCCTCCACAGGGATGAAGAGGGTGTTCTTAAGTTTCAGATAACACATACCAGACGAAAGCTTAATGTTAAAGAGAGAAATCTTAAGAAGCTTAGAGAAGCCCGTGACGACGCTGTAGCCTCTATACAACTTCCTCAGAGACCGGAAGAATCTAAACCGGAACCTGTACTTTCTGCTGAAGTTATTCCGGATGTTAAGAAGTATATCACACCTAATGAAGGTCCACAAACTGAATTTCTAGCTGCTGCTGAGTTTGAAGTTCTTTATGGCGGCGCAGCAGGTGGTGGTAAATCCCACGCAATCGTCATAGACCCGCTTAGAACAGCGCATCTTAAGGGGCATAGACCAATCACATTTCGGCGCACTAACGATGAACTGCGCGAACTTATCTGGATGTCCAAGGAGATTTATCCGAACGTAATTCCAGGCGCTAAATACTCCGATCAGAAATCCAGCTGGCAGTTTCCGAATGGTGGCACGCACTGGTTTACGTATCTTGACAGAGACGAAGACGTGCTACGTTATCAAGGACAGGCCTTTAGCCAAGTGTACTGGGATGAGGCAACACAGTGGCCGTCTCCATTTCCATTCGATTACATGCGGTCTCGTATACGTAGTACCGATGAGGCCATCCGTCCGTATCTTGGGCAGCGCCTAACAACAAACCCTGGCGGGCCAGGACACAGCTGGGTGAAGCGTTTATTTATTGACCCGTCTCCATATGGTACAGCCTTTCCTGCTACTGACCTGGAAGGTAAGACACTTACATACCCAGAAGGCCACGCAAAGGCTGGTCAGCCACTGTTTTACCGACGCTTTATACAATCGTTCTTGAAGGATAATACGCACCTGTACAAGGACGGTTCTTATGAAACTAATCTACTGTCTTTGCCAGAAGTACAGAGGCGGCAGCTGCTAGAAGGTAATTGGGACGTTGCAGAGGGTGCTGCTTTCCCTGAATTTAACAGACATGTCCATGTTTGCACACCTTTTGAAATTCCCCATAACTGGACGCGTTTCAGAGCATGCGACTGGGGTTATAGTTCTGCTGCCTGTTGCTTATGGTTTGCCGAGGACGCCGAAAAGAAGATTTGGGTGTATCGTGAGTTATATACTACAGGTGTTGGCCCTGAGGAGTTTGCCTCACGGGTGTACGCTGCTGAAGCCTCTGAGAAGGTTCTTTACGGCGTCCTAGACAGTTCTTGCTTTGGCGGTAGGTCTGATGGTGGCCCACCTATCGTAAGCATGATGAATAATGAGGTTAACCTTGGTTGGAGACCTTCTGATAGGTCCCCAGGTAGCCGTGTGGCGCGTAAGCAGGAAGTTCACAGCCGTCTTCGTGTGTTTGGAGATGGTCAGAATAGAACTTGTGGCTTGACAATCTTCAACAATTGCGTAAACCTTATCAGAACCCTTCCTGTAATACCTCTGGATAAGAATAACCCTGAGGATGTAAACACAGATTCTGAAGATCACGCGTATGATGCTCTTGGTTATGGCTGCGCAACACGTCCTTATGGACGAGCCAAGAGAACCTTTTTTATGCCTAAAACGTTTGTGTCTCCTGTAGAGAGTCGTGGCGACCCACAATTTGGATATTAAATGACCCCATTGAAGCCTGCTGAAGCTTTGCGTGACCAGTCTACCGTCGCTTTGACGGACGAGGCTTCTGACACGGTAGTTCAGAAGATACTTCCGCTTATTGCGCATGTCGAATCTCTCTATGAGACGGATAAGAATGCTAAACTGAACGATGAAACACGGGCTCTAAAGGCATATCGCAACTATCGGGGTATTTACGGTCCTGATGTTGTCTTTATGGACACCGAAAAGTCTCGTGCATTTATCAAAATTACTAAAACAAAGGTTATGGCGTCGTTTGGGCAAGAGTGTGAGGCGCTATTCAACAACGGAAAGTTGCCGTTGGAGATTGTACCGTCACCAGAGACCCTTGGTTTCCCTGAACTTGCCCATGTAGACCCTAACGATCCTGCCGATACTGCACCGCCTGGAATGCCTTCTGAAGGAGTTCTTGGTTTTCCTGGGGATGGTAACGACCTCTCGCCTGGAGAAACCTTAGGGGATCGTGTAAAGAATTGGGCTAAGAAGAAATTCGGTAATTTGCCTGTTAAACTTAAGCTAGGCGCTGGCAATTCTCCGCAAGACATCACTTTTACACCTGCAAAGGATGCTGCGCTTAAGATGAACAAGCGCATTCACGATCAATTGGAAGAATCCCAGGCTATCGTAGAGTTTAAGAAAGCTGCGTTTGAGAAAAATCTTCTTGGTACAGGTATTCTTTTAGGACCGTTCAATATTTCCAAGGAATATCCCGATTGGGACGAGCAAGGGGAGTATATACCGACCAAAGCAGAGATTCCAGACCTCCGTCATTGTTCTTTTTGGGATTTCTATCCTGATTCTCAGGCTAGTCGCCAGAAAGATATGGGGCATTTTACGATAGTTAGTAAAGCGTCTCGCGCCACGTTGAGAAGTCTCCAGGACGATCCAAGCTTTCGTTCCGATGCTATTGAACGTCTGTTGGCCTTAGGCCCTAACTATGAAGAACGCTGGTTTGAGAATTATCTTAACGATAATAAATCACAGACCGACAAGCGCTCCAGGTACTTTGTAAAAACATTTTGGGGGTCGATAGATAAGTCAGTTATTGAGGCCTCTGGTCTGTCTTTTGGCTTCCCTCTTCCAGAGGACATTAAAGAAGTTGATTGTAATATTTGGTGGTCCGGAACAGAAATCATACGTCTTGTTCTGAATCCTTATAAACCTAAGCGTCTTCCTGTGTATATCTGCCCGCATGAGGAACATCCTTACAGTATTTTTGGTATCGGTGTTGCCGAGAATATGGAAGATACGCAGATGCTGATGAACGGCTTTATTCGTTTGGCCGTGGATAACGCTGTGTTGTCTGGTTGTGTCATGCTTGAAGTTGATGGCACTATGCTTGAGCCTGGACAGCAGATGAAAATTAGTTCAGGTAAGATTTTCTACAAGTCTTCAGGACCTCCTGGAGCACAGGCCATTCGTTCTATCCAAATAGCCAATACTTCACCTGCAAATATCCAATTGTTTGATACCATGCGGCGTTTGGCAGACGAAGCCACAGGCATACCATCGTTCAGTCACGGTATGACCGGCGTGCAGGGAGTCGGACGCACAGCCAGCGGAATATCTCAACTGCTTGGTGCAGCCTCCCTTACGACAAAGACTGTACTTAAGAACGATGATGACTATTGGTTCACGCCTATAGGCAACGCCTGGTATTGCTGGAATATGCAATTCAAATTTGATAAGAGTCTTCGTGGCGATCTTAGTGTTGTCGCTAGAGGTCTGTCTAATTTGATGCAGAAGGAGATTAAACTTCAGAAACTTATTCAGGTCGGTCAGATTGCCGCCTCTATACCCTATGCTGCTGCGTATCAGAAATGGCGTCAGTGGCTGCGTGAGATTTATCTATCGGCTGAACTTGATGCTGATCAGATGCTTAATAGCCCAGAAGAGGCTGCTGTCCAAGGTAAGCTGATGCAGCTGATGGCTGCCATTGATGCTCAGAAGCAACAGGCCAGTGGTCCTGGAGGCGTGCCTATGGACAATCAGCAACCTGGTCAGGGACCGCCTGCACAGCCAGGTCAGCAAGGTTTTCCAGCGTCTGGTGGAGCACAGGTGATGCAGAGTAGAGGAGGCATAGGAGCAAATAATGCGAGCCCTGGAAACACTCAAGAGGCAGCCTAAAGAGGTTTTGAACGCTCTTCTAACCATAGAAAAAGCTGAATATGAACACCTTAAGGACGACCTTGTGTCCGATATAAACCTACACGCAGCTGCTATTTATATAAAATCTAGAATAAATTATCTTGAACGGTTGAAAAGTAACAACTTTAATGTTGACAACCAGTCCTAGTTGAGTAGAACTATACACAACCACAATTAACAGGATACCCCTGGTTCACGGCCCCTGGAGAAATAATAAGAATGTCTGGTATGTTTAGCCCGGAAGCGGGCAAGAAAGCACTTGTTGCGAAGACTGAAGACGAATTAGATGCTATTTTGGAGTCCGAACGTCCTGATGAACTAGGCGCTAAAACAGCCGCCAAGGAAGCAGACGCAAAGCGGGCCAAAGGTGAGCAGCCGGAATATTCCGATGTTCCTGAAATAGTGGAAGGCGTTAACTGGAAACAGCGGTACGCCAATCTACAGAAGTATATAGATAAAAATTTGAAGGTCAAGCATAAAGAAGAGACAGATGCTCTGACTGCTAAACTTGATAAACTTTCTGCTGATGTTGCAGGTATGACGGCACGCGCCGCCCCTGCCGAGTTACCGACTTCAAAGGCTGAAGTAGAGTCTTTGAGGACGGAGAATCCCGCAGCGTATGCTGCTATTGTTGCGATTGCGGGCGACATTGCCGACCGTCTCTATAACGATAAAGTTAAGAGTCTGGAAGGTACTGTTAATGAGATTAATAAGCGCCAGTCCCAAAGTGCTGAAGAGGCTGCGTTTATTGCTTTGCAGCGGCGTCATAAGGATGTTGATCTTACGGCGCTGAATGAGAGCGTAGAGTTTCATGAGTGGCTTAATACGAAATCCACACGTATGCAAAAAGCCCTTCGTGAGAATAAAGGTGACGTAGATGCTGCATCTGAGGTCATCGACTTGTACAAATATGAGAATGGCCTAGTCGGCAAGAAGAAGGCATCCCAGCGGGATAACTCTGATTCTGACGCCGCTAGACAACCCAAACTCAAAGGCGGCAAGGTAGAACTATCTGATGAAGTCTTGGACGGCTTCGACTTCGCAGAGAGTGAAATTTCAGCTATGAGTGCGTCAGAATTCGATAAGAAGTCTGCGCTGATCGAAAAAGCGATGCAGGAAGGCCGAATCTTTCCTGATGTGTCTGATCCGAATAAAGCCCGGATGCTGGCTCAGGCAAATCGCAGGGCATAAGAGAACACCCGTAAGGCTTCTCTTATATAACAAACCGTTTACGACTACACATACCTTTTTACAAGGAAACCTTCTCTAGAAGTACTGCCTGCGAAAGCTGTGTCTCCCGTTAAACTGTTTTTGAACTTTTAACTTTGGTTCATCAACTTAACATACATAGGAGAATACAATGGCTTTTCGCGTTGCCAACGGATACGGCAATTTACCCAACGGCTACTTCTCGCCTGTAATCTACAGCAAGAAGGCGCAGCTTACGTTCCGAAAGATTTCGGTCGTCCAAGCTATTACAAATACTGAATATTATGGTGAGATTTCTAACTTTGGTGATACTGTTCAGATCATCAAAGAACCGCAAATCACGGTTGCTTCGTACTCACGAGGTCAGGAAGTTCTTGTCCAGGACCTGCAAGACGACCAGCTTACTCTGACGATTGATCAGGGTAACTACTTCGCTTTTGCGGTTGACGACATCGAAAGGAAGCATGCCCATCACAATTGGGAAGCTATGGCTTCTGATCGTGGCGCGTACACTCTTAAGGATGCTTTTGACCAAGAAGTCCTTGCGTACCTCGCCACTAACGCGACCAACCTTACGGGCGGTCTCGGTACGACTGGTACGCCTCTTAAGGTTAACTTTGCTTCCGCCTCGAACGGTTTGTTGAGCCCGACTCAGACGATCAATCGCTTTGCTCGTTTGCTCGATGCTCAAAACGTTCCACATGAGAATCGCTGGTGCGTTGTCGATCCGTTCTTCCTGGAACTTCTGCGAGACGATAACTCGAAGCTGATCCATGATGACTATGTTCCGAAAGGCGTGCTGAACAATGGCTTGGTTACTACGCAACTCGTGCACGGCTTCAAACTGTACATGAGCAATAACCTGCCTTATGTCGGTACAGGTCCTTCGGCTACGTCGGGCGCTAACTACGGCTATATCTTGGCTGGTCATATCTCGTCTACTGCTACTGCCGAGAATATCAAACTGACTGAGAAGTTGCGTTCTGAGCGGACCATTGCTGATATAGTTCGTGGTCTGCATGTGTACGGTCGTAAGTTGCTGCGAGGCAACGCCATTACCCGTGCCATCTACAACAACGCCCCGACTTAATAGCGAAAGGCAAGGAGAATAATTAATGGCTACTTATACGACTTCGATCCGAGGCTCTACTAACCCCAATGCTAACGCGGCAATGTCGGGTGCGTATGGCCAACCGTTTATTTGCTATACGACTACCCTTGACCTTGCCGACGTGCTGGTTGCGGCTGGTACTAACGCTTTCAGCAACGGCGACATTATAGAGACTATCCGACTATCGGCTGGTAGCTATGTGGTTGGCGTTGGTGCTCGCGTACTGCAGGCCTTTAACACTAACGCGTGTACTATCCAGATCGGCGACACAGGCGGTTCAAACTTTATGGACTCGTGTGTGGCGTCTAATACGACTGGTACGCTACTGCTTACAGGCTCTAATGGTAATACCATCATGGGTACTGGTAAGATGTACCGTGTTGCCGATACGATTGACGTGACGTTCACTGCGGGTACGGCTACACTTGTATCCGGTGTGCTACAGGTCTGGGCTTGGGTAGGTAACCCGGCGTCTCTGCCTCGAACTGGTAACGTCAATCCGAGTGCTATTGCTGAGACTGTACCTTAATCTAATATAGCGTTACTCCCAACGTTATAACCACGGGGGACTCTGTTAGGCTCCTTTCAGAGTCCCCCTTTTTTCTACTAAGAGGGATTAGTGGGCACTAGCTTTATTGACCTTACAAACAATGCTCTTAAGCAGTTTAACGAAGTCAAGCTAGTTACAGCCACGTTTGATACCGCTACCGGCTTTCACGAAGCCGCCAAGGACTTTGTCAACCAGTCCATTCAGGAAATCCATCAGGCAGAGCCTGCATGGCCTTTCAATCACACCTCCACAAATCACACACTGACTGCAAGTAACTATCTGTACGACTTCCCCGCAGATGCCGAGAAGTTGGACTTTGATACGTTTCGCTTGTTGAGAAGTGACGCACTAGAGGTGTCGGCTAGATACCTGCCATATGTTGACTACGATATGTTTGTGGCACGCTATCTGCCAGACATACTCAATGCCACAAATATAACCAGCACTATAAACCCGCCTGCTTTTGTGTTCAAGACGCAGAACAATGGCTGGGGTGTCGGTCCTGGTATACCTGATCGGGCATACACTGTGGGTTTCGAATACTGGCTGGCTAACAACAACCTGGTGTACTCTACGAACACTACTGTTATACCTTCTCGCTTTGACAAGGTAATAAACGATGGTGCGAAAGCGCATGCCTACAATTTCAGAGGTGACCGTAATAGATCAGAGTTCTATAAAGTAGAATTTTATAAAGGTATTGCCCGTATGCGTTCTATCCTTATAGATAGGGCCAAAGAGATGCAGGACGGTCGTGTTGGTTTGGCGGGTTAATGGCTACAACCTGGAAGACTAAAAGCATAGTCTGCCAAGGAGGTATGCGGCTTGATCTTGAGCCTGTTATGCTTGATTCTGTGGCACCTGGAGCACTGATAGATAGTCAAAATGTTGAATCTGGCACGGCTGGCGGCTATTCGAGATTGGAAGGTTACGCGCTATATTCACCGACAGCGCTTCCTGGTAGTGGGAGCGTGCTTGGTGCTTTCGTATTTAACGACGGTGTTGTTGGTTGTCGAGGCAGTAATATATGTTTTGGCACGGGCAGTAATTGGACTGTTCTAGCCTCCAATCACTCTAACGTCACTAAATATCGTGGAACTAAGTACCAATGGTCAGAGAAGCGCCTTATACTTGTGGACGGTTCTGGTGCGCCGTTCATGTGGAATGGATCATCTGCCAGTAACTTTGTAAACGCACCCTCTGGTGCCACATGCGTCAAGCAGTTCAAGAATTACATATGCTATGGTAAGGGTGGTATCCTGACGATAAGCGCACCTAATGTCGAGGACGTGGTGTCCTCTGTGTCAGGCGGCGCTACGCTAAACATTGGCGATACAATACAGAACTTTGCGGTGTGGCGGGATAGTCTGTATATCCTTTGTACCTCAAGCATTTATAGACTAGACGGAGATAGCGCCTCTAACTGGACTATAAACCCAGTTACACTAGATATTGGGTGTCCGTATCCTGATACAGTACAAGAGATGGTGGGAGACGTTTACTTTCTGTCGTCTGACGGTATACGTACTATTAGCGGAACGTCAGAGGTTCAGGGAGTCGATCTGGCGCTTATTTCGCAGCCCGTTAGACCAACACTTGACACTTTAGTGGATACGTATACAACTGCTACTATAACGGCATTGCAGGTGTTTGAAAAGTCTCAGTATAGACTGTTTTTCTCTGCCAGTAACGTCACTGCTACGAACTCTCCTGGTATTAATGTTTGTTTCACTAAGCACGAAGGCAACCTGGCTGTAGAATTCTTCAACTTGCTTGGTATCCAGGTCTCTGCCGGGGACACAGGTAGAATAGCCAGTAACAATAGTGAATTGGTTGTTCACGGGTGTCAAAATGGTTACATATTCAAACAGGAGTACGGCGATAACTTTATAGGCGGGAGTATACCGGCGTATGTTACTTTCCCCTATTATGTATTCGATGATCCTGCCATAAGAAAGACTCTGTACACTCTGAGGGCATACATAAAAGTTGTAGACAATGCACTTGCATACTTGACCTTGCAAGTAAACCTTGACGATAACGATGCAGGAATACTACAGCCACCTGCAATAGACTTGACTACTGCTATACCTCCAGGGGCTTTTATTTACGGGTATAGTGTGTATGGAGCGGCTATATACGGGCAAGGGGCGTCTGTGAACTACAGAACTAATCCTGTTGGAGCCGGGTTCAATATCGGCTTCAAGATTTCCAGTAACGATACTAATCCTGTATGGAATATTCGCACCATGATACTTGAGTACGAGATGGAAGAGAGAGAATAATGCCGACAGGCTATAGCACTCGACAATCCTCCACTGAGATTATTGATGGGCAGACCGCGAATGCTGCTGACTTTAACAACGAGTTTAACGCCCTATTGGCGGCTTTTGCCAGCACGGGACATTCCCATAATGGTTCTAACGGCGAAGGAAGTGTAATTGACATTGCTTCGTTGTCTGGTGTATTGGGCTCAAGCAACGGCGGTATAACGTCCACGAATGCCGACCCTCTTGTGACTAATGGCGGGGCGGGATTCTCTAAGGGGTCCCTTTGGCTTAACGCCAGTAATAAGACGGCTTTTATATGCGCCTCTAACGGTGCTTCTACAGCTATATGGCTACGCATAAAGGCGATAGCAACTAATGGAGTGCCGCCGAGAGCCCTGACAGCAGGTCTGTATTCTCCTGGCGACCTCTGGGTAGATAGCGCCAGTAATGTTATTTATGGGCTGGCTACCAACCACGCGACGACATCCACATGGTACCGTTTGCATGGACAGTTTCATCCGACTGTCGCGCCGTCGTCTAATCAAGACGTAATAAATGGCTTCGCACCTGGTACTGTTTGGGTAAAGCAGGATACGGGTGATATATATGTTTGTAAAGACAACACAGCCAGTAACGCCGTCTGGGCAGCAATAAATAGCGCCACCATTAACACGCTCACAGCCGCTACGCCAGACGTTGCTGACCAAATAGCGTTCTATGACAACTCAGCAGCAGCCAATCGTAAGGTTGCTTTTTGGGGTATCTTTGAGGATGGCGGAGACAAGTCCGCAAATTTTACAGCCACTAACGGCGTCTTTTACAATGTCACAGGCAGCAATCTCACAATTACTACTCCTTCGTCGGCAAGCGCACGGCAGTGTATTGCCTTTGCATTAGGGTCTGGACCATACACTATAACTGCTGGAGGCTCTCTTAAGATCAATGGCGTTGCATCAGCTGTTGTACCAGGCTATCAGACGCTTGTTTTAACTTATCAAAATGCCGCTATTGGCTATGTATAGAGGGAAAAGTAATGCCTGCAACACTTAGTCTAGGGATCAATTTTGCTGAGCCGTGGAAATTTCCTATACATGCTGCCTCTAACGAGGCAGGTGTATCCGTGTATTTAGGTGCAGGATCAGGGACACCAGCTACTAACGCCAGTTTTTGGACAGAAATAAACGGACGAGGGACGGCTACAAACGCCAATTTTACGGCGAATACTTACAGCACTATATTTACAGATACAGGAAAAGGATTAATTGCCACAATTATTGGCCCAGCTGCAAGTAATAACGGTACCACCACTTTTGAGATAACTGTAGACGGCGCACTTGTAGAGGTTCCTGTCACAGTACTTGCTGGGCAACGCGCTATTTTAGGTCTTGTTACAGCTAACGGAGTGTTCACAGCGGCAGCTACTCAAGGACTTAATTTTGGAACTTTCGACGCAAATAAGATTACTCAGAGTGTTGGGGCTATAGGCGCTAATAGTATAATATTACCTAACTGGCATAGTATATACTGTCTTGGCATGCCCTGTTTGCAGTACAACACAGGCTTTACACTTCGTGTAAAACACTCTGCGGACATCTCGGATACCGCTAATCAAGGACGCCAATGTGGTCTTATACATCGTAGGGCTGCCTACTAATGTCTGACGAAACGCCTACCAGACGAAGAAAATCTGATTATGAACCGGAAGCAATATCCCGTGCTGAATTGCGCGATATACTTGAGGATGTTAATAAGACTCTTATTACAAAAACTTTCGAACTCGTAGGGCTTGATATATCTGACGAGGACGCCAGGGCAGATGTCCGTAAGGATTTCTCATGGCTTCGAGACGTTCGTGTAGCCTCTGGTAAAGCAAGTGACGCACTTACGAAGGCAGGTTTCGCTGCTGTCGCAGGCGGAATACTGGCGTCTCTGTGGGCCGGGTTTAAGATCAAGTTCGGAGGCGGGTAATGTCTGACCTGAATAGTTATCTTACACAGGAACAGATAGATGCCATGATTAACGCTACGTCTGGTCAGGGCATGTTGCCTGGTAATACCGCGCCGACGACAGGAGGACCAGCACCTAATACACAAGGTGTCATTAATCCAACTCCGCCCACGCCTAATTTTGATGTTAATGATCCTACTACTTGGACACCGTCAGATACGACAACTCCCAAAGCCCCTGACTCTACCAATCCGCCTGTAGTCACCGGCAATAACGCCGATCCCATACTGACAGCCAATCATAATCTCATTACTAACCCGACCATGTCTAGTAATGCGATGTATAATCCCACGATGCAATCGGTTAAGCCTGGGGAGACGCTCACTGCTAGTAATTACACACAAGGCGCGACGACGCCTGTTGTAGCTAAGACAGGCACTGCTGCTACAACCACTGCTCCTAAAGCAACTGAAGCCGCCTCTTATCAGGCGCAGACCATTGGTAACAATGCTCCTCAGGTTACTGCTCAGGAAGGTCAGGTAGGTGCGAACTCGCTTGTAACCGCCCAGCAGCAAAACGGTCTTAGCCCGGAACTTGAGAAGACACTATCTGATTTCAAGAGCGAACTTGCTGCTATTGGTTTGGACCCGAATGAAACTACCCAGGGTCAGTACAGCAAGCTTATGGACTTTGGCCCAGACGAAATACCTAAGTGGGCTAAGGGCGCGTACCGAGTTGCTCAGGCAGACATGGCGAGACGAGGTATCGCAGGTAGCACACTAGCTGGTGAGGCCATTACTACTGCGTTGTTGCAAGCTGCTATGCCTATTGCTACACAAGATGCTGCTGCTTTGCAGACTCTTAAGCTTACCAAACTGGATAAACAATCGCAAGCGGTATTCCTGCGTGCTGGATTTATATCTCAACTAGATACTCAGAACCTTAACAATCGCCAGCAAGCTGCTGTTGTAAACGCCAACACATTCCTTGCTATGGACATGAAGAACCTTGACAACCGCCAGCAAGCTGCTATAATTAACACGCAGAGTCGCTTACAGGCGTTGTTGAGCGACCAGTCTGCTGTCAACACTGCGCAGCAATTCAATGCGAAATCCAAGCAGGAAATTGAGACATTTTATGCCGATCTTGGGGCTCGTGTCGATATGGCTAACACTGCTCAGAAGAATGCTATGGAGCAGCAGAATATAACGGAGACTAACACTGCGACACGTTTTAATGCGGCTATGGAGGATGAGCGTAGTAAGTTCAATATAAATAATGCTATTCAGATCGACCAGGCTAATGCCAATTATCTTCGCAATATTAACACTGCCAACACTGCCCTTGTCAATCAGGCCAATTATGTAAACTCGCAGAATCTTTTGCAGATAAGTTCTACTGCAATGGCTAACGAGTTTCAGGCATGGAGGGATAGCGCAGCCTTTTTACACGACAGTGTAGAAGGCGACGCCAATAGAGCCGCTAATTCTGCGGCGCTTGCTACTCGTGGGCAACTGTATTTGCAGGGCCTTAGCGCGGAGCAAAAAAGTGCGTTTTTTAGTGGTCTCGGTTCGTTCGCTAGTAACATTGCTTCCAGCGCCTTCCAGCGGTGGATTGATATTAAATTCCCCGCACCTGTGAAACCAAAGTAAGGAACTTAAATGGGTTTTGGTAAGTTTATAAAAAAGATAGCCATAGGAGCCGCAATCGGAGTGGCGACATGGGGTATAGGAACTGCCATTGCCGCAGGAGCGGCTAGTGTTGCGGGCACGGCAGCAGGTGCTGCCGGTACTTTCTCGACATCTGGTGCCCTAACTGCCGCAGGCACAGGCGCATTAAAAGGTACTGTTGGCGGCGGAGGTGGTGGCGCTAGAAGTAGTGGAGCGTCTGCTTCAATACTATCCGACAGCGGCGGGACTGACACTTCGTCTTCTGTTAAAGATATCCTTGGCAAAGGAGACCCTACGCAGGCGGCTAAGGTTGGCGGAAAGACACTATTCACTCAAGACGATACCAAGAAGCCGCCTGTCCTTGAAGACCCTACAACTACCTTCAATGACTGGTGGAATGATCTTGGTGGGCAGGGTAAACCTGGCGAGTATTTGAAGAGGTACGTAATCTAATGCCTATGCAGGACACTTTCGATGCTCCATTGGGTGGTGAGGCGTGGGCCAAGAAACCACGTAGTATGCCCTATGATCGTCCTCCGCAATTCGCGGAAGTAGACGCAGGGCTTAATTACATCTTTAAACAGCTTCGTAATCCTCCTAAGACCAAGCAGATGCTTAATCTGATGAAGGCTGGAGTACCTGTCGATCTTCTGGCGGAACAGGTTCTTACCCAAGGCTTTAGCGACGGTAAATTCGGAGCCCCTGCGCTTCTTCAGATGGTTGGCCCTACAATTGCTATGATGTGGCGCATGGCTGAGAGCGTTGGCATACGGCCTATGACTACGCAGGATGCAAATGATGAAGTCGGTTCTATGGATATCGATCCGACAGAATTGATGATGTTCCAGAAGACAATCTCAGATAATAGCATGAATAAGTCTGTGAAGGCTAACGATATTTCTAAGAGTGAACTTCTGGACCCCACTATCATAGATAGACCGGGCTTTATGTCAATGAGACCGAAACAGGCAGCTAAATAA